AAAGTCGGAAAGACCTAAAGTGTGGGTTCCACCATCTTCTCTAGATGCACCCCCTGCACCTGATGGATTCAGGTATAGATGGATAAGAGCTGAAGTCGTAGGATTTCAAGATACGAAAAACATAACTGGACGTTTAAGAGAAGGTTATGAATTAGTTCGTGCCGAAGAAGTCGAAAACGCAGGCGATTATCCTGTTCTCGAAGACGGGAAATACAAGGGAGTGATTGGGGTCGGTGGCCTTCTGCTTGCGAAGGTACCTAACGAGATCGCGCAACAAAGACAAGATTACATGACTGGTAGACACCAAGACCGTGATCAAGCAGTAAAAAACGATCTAATGAAGGAGCAGGATAGTAGGATGCCTATCAATGTTGAAAGGCAATCCCGTGTAACCTTCGGTGGTACGAAAAAGTAATTTTAAATATCATCGAATATAACGTTAACCGTGCTGGAAGTCTTTTCGGAGACAGGCACATAAGGAGAAAACAACTATGGCTAACACAAGTACAACTGGTTTTGGTGCTAGAATGTCTCTTGCGTTGGGGAATACACCTGCAACGTCTGGACAATCTAAATACAAAATCAAAAGTGGCTTGGGTAAAAATATCCACAATCATGCTCCTGTATCTCTTCAGTATTCTGATGGAGACACAAGCTACATTGAAGATATCACTCATGCTACTATGGACGATGGTCTAACTGGTGGTGCTTCTTGGGATGCGGATGGATCTAACATTCAACCAATCTTAGGAGTGTTCAATGGTGCGTTCTATATCGACAACACAACTGGCAAACCAACATTTGCTAACTTTGTTGCGTCTGGAACTACTTTTGCAACAAACAGCAACACTGGTAATAATGATGGCATTGGTTTTGTTAATGATAACCCTTTCCAAGAATATATTGTTAGAGCAGACGCAGCAGTAGCTGCAACTAACATTGGTAATAGAGCTAATCTTAACAACCACGGTTCACATAAAAACGGTACATCAACAGCAACTTTAGACATTCAAGCTGATAACGACGGAAGAATGTTTAGAATAATCAGATCTGCAGAAGTTCCAAATCAAGAGGATCTTACAGTAGCTGGTGCAGACGTTGTCGTTGTATTCAATAACAGAGCTACCCTATGGGGTAGAAACGCTTAAGCCTAGAATAGGAGAACAATCATGGCAATATCACGATCACAACTAGTCAAAGAACTAGAGCCAGGTTTGAACGCACTGTTCGGCTTGGAATACAAAAGGTATGAAAATCAGCATGCTGAAATTTATACCAACGAATCTTCTGACAGAGCTTTTGAAGAAGAAGTTATGTTATCAGGATTCGGAAGTGCACAAGTAAAAGGTGAAGGTTCTGGAGTAGCATTTGACGATGCACAAGAAACTTTCACAGCTCGTTACTCACATGAGACTGTAGCTTTAGCATTTGCTATCACAGAAGAAGCTATCGAAGATAATCTCTACGATAGATTAGCTGCTAGATACACAAAAGCTTTAGCAAGATCTATGAGTAATGCTAAACAAGTAAAATCTGTTGAGCCTTTAATCAACGGTTTACCATCAACTGATACATTTGATTCAGGTGATGGAGTTAGCTTGTTTAATACAGCTCACCCTACGTTAAATGGTACTTTTCAAAATACCCTTACAACGCAGGCAGACCTTAACGAAACTTCGTTAGAACAATCACTTATCGACATCGGTAAAATGACTGACGAAAGAGGTCTTAAAGTTGCAGCAAGAGGAGTGAAAATGATCGTTCCTCAAGAGCTTCAGTTTACAGCTGAGAGATTAATGAAATCTCAAGGTAGAACTGGAACAGCTGACAATGATATCAATGCAATCGCATCTATGGGTATGATTCCGCAAGGATACAGAGTTAATAATTACTTAACTGACTCTGATGCATTTTATATCATTACAGACGTACCAAATGGTATGAAAATGTTCACAAGAGCTCCATTGACAACTGCAATGGAAGGTGACTTTGATACTGGAAACGTTAGATACAAAGCTAGAGAAAGATACTCATTTGGAGTATCAGACCCTAGAGGTATCTTCGGCGTTGAAGGTGCATAATAACTAAATTTTATGGGGCGGTCTAAAAATCGCCCCATTTACAACATAAATTGATGAGAAAATGAAAAAATTTACAATAAAAATATGGGCATACGATCATTACGCAAAATTTAATGTTTTAGCGGAAGACAATGCTATTTCTTTAGAACAATCAATCCTTGACAAATTGGGAGAAAAAAGTATAAATTGGGAAAACCTTGGAATATCTTATGATAACAAGGTTAATAGAATAACCTATGAGGAGGTTGTTGATGATACAAGACCTATACAAACAAAAAAGGTCCTTGGAGTTGAAGTGGGAACAGGAGCATCTATCTAATGGTAGATACACTCTTGAAATGGTCCGAATTGATGACAAAGTTAAAGAAGTCATTACAAAGATCAAGCTGGAAGAAGCAGCTATTGCTCACAGACAAAATACTGTCGAAGGTGCGGCTCCACAAGTTTCTGTAGCTACTTAATCAAAAGCTACATCGCTGAAATGCATAAATACCGTAGGCTCTCTTGCACTCTATTCAAAACTAGTATACAATTAAATTACTATATAAATTAATTAGAACATAGACCCATATAGTGGACGGCCTAGAGACTATGTTCGGAAACTAGGAGGATATAATTATGGCTTCAACAACGTTTAACGGACCAGTCCGTTCGGAAAAAGGTTTCCAAGTTGCAACTAAAAATGCAACTACGGGAGCAGTAACAACTAGAATGAGTTCAGGTATGCCTGACTTAACTGGTTTATCAATCGCAGATGTAGCAACAGCTACTAATATTACATTAGCGGATAACACTATCTCTGTAATAAATTACACAGGTGCAGCAGCTGCAACTTGTACTTTACCAGCAGCAACGCAAGGTTCAGTGGTAGTTTATTGTCAGTCAAAAGATACTACAGGTGGAACAGCTACATTAGTTTTTGATGCAGCGGGTACTGATGTTTGGGCAACTGGTTCAGTGATTGAATCAAGAGCTACAGCAGAAGTTACTTTTGACACTTCAACAGCAGGTGAAACTAAATTAACTTTCACACCAGCTAACGCAGCAACTAATTTGTTGACTACTGGTGGAAAAATTGCTTTCATTTGTTATGAAAAAGGCACATGGCATATTGCAACACAACTAGCAGCTGAGACTACTCAGACTACTGGTGCATTTGTATTTGCAGCATAATAAATAATTAGTGTGGGGCTTTGGCCCCACATATTAATTTTTAAGGAGAATAATATGGAATCAGACCAACAGTTTTCGTGCAGAACTTCAGACGGAAGATTTGGCAGAGCAACAGATGCATCTAGTAATTTTGTAGGCCCTGCTAGAATAACTTATATTCAAGCTGAAGGAGTTGCTAATAGTAATGTTAAAATTTATGATGGAACGGATGCAACTGGAACTTTAGTATATGAAGCAAATTGTGGAACAGAAGGTTTAGATGTTTACGTACCGGGCAGTGGTATCAGATGTAGAACTGGGGTTTATTTAGACTTAACTAATACTACTTCTGTTACAATCGGTTATACTGGCTAGGAGGTTAAATGGCTAATACTACCTCGGGCACTACAACGTTCGATAAAACTTTTGCTATTGATGAAATAATAGAGGATGCTTTTGAACGTATAGGATTAAATTCTGTAGCAGGCTATCAATTAAAATCTGCAAGAAGATCTCTTAATATTTTATTTCAAGAATGGGGTAATAGAGGTATTCACTATTGGGAAATAGGAGAATTAGATCTAGACTTGGTAGAAGGACAAGCGGAATATAAATTTTTTAGAGCTAGTTCAGATGGTACAAGTGCTACATCAAATCCAAATGGCGTATATGGAATATCCGATGTTCTTGAAGCACAATTAAGAAATAATAGAACTCAAACAACTCAATCAGATAGTCCTATGACTAAAGTAGATAGATCTACTTATGCAGGTTTTTCAAATAAATTATCTAAAGG